TCCGCCATCGTCATGCCAAAGCGCTTGAAGGTCTGCGTGCGCTTGCGTGCCAGGTCGAACGGCGCGCCTTCCTTGTCCACGTCGTCGGGCATCCGGTCGTAGTCCATCAGCCACAGCCGCGGAATCGTCTTGCCCGAGAGTTCGGTGATCGTCGGCCACTTGATGAGCAGCCGCATCCCGCTAGTGAATTGCTTGTCGTGTACATTGTCGTTCTGGCGGCCCGGCGTCAGCCGCGAACCGAGCGCCGTCGTGTTGCGAAACGCGCGAGCAAGATCGCCCTGGCTCCAATCCCGTGCGGTGTTCTGCGTAATGTGGACGACCATCATGTCCGCGGGATCGCAGACGGCCGTCTTCACGAGATAGTTGAAGAACGTATCGGACTTGCCGCAGCGGGCCGGCCCCGCGAATATCTCACCCGTGAACTGCAGGCTGTCGAGTTCGTCCATCGGCTCGACCATGTAGGGCGTCTTGGCGTTGCGCCACGGCCCGACATAAGATCCCGGATTGTTGAGGTAGCGGTACTTCTCGGCCGCCTGGCTCACCGTAAGGCGCTCGGGTGGCCGGACGGCCTCGGCAGCGGCGACCACCATCTCTTCGATCGACTGATAGATGGTCATGTCAGCAACGCCAGCAACAAGAGACGGAGAACAATATCGTGTGTGTGTGAATTGAGGCGCGGTTCCAGAATAAAGCACGCGATATGCCGCCCCGTTCCTTTTCCCGGCGTGCCGTCTTCCGTCGCAAGCCACTTCACGTCGCGAAGGTTTCGAACTTCTGCGCCCGCTTCAAGCAGCATCAGCACCCACTTGTCGAGCGGGTAGACCATGACGACGCGCTTGCCCTTTTCGGCTTCGCCGAGCGCCTTCCTCACCCACGCCGTCATGCCCTTCTTGCGGCCCTCGTGAACGATGGAGCCGAACGGCGGGTTGACGTAATTCGAGGAGCCCCATTCCCGCGTTAGCCCGTCGAAACCATCCGGCAGCGGAAACGGGCACGGGTCGAAATCGAAGTCGAACTCGTCGTTCAACTCGGCCAGAAGTTCAGGCGGCGTCAGCCAGTAGTGTTTTCCGTCGTCGCCGTTGCCCGCGTGGAACTTGTTAGCCTCTGGCGGAAGCTGCCGTTGGTTCATTCCACGTCGGCCGCTTCCTCGGCCTCCAACTCGGCGAGCTGGCTTTGCGTGGCATCCATCGCCGCCATACCAACGAGCTTTTCGTGAATGTCCTTCTGCAGCCCGTCCACCATATCGACGAGCGCGGCGCGCTGGTCGTCGCCTAGCGTGCGCGCGAGGCGCACATCCTCGGTCCAAAGCTGCATCGTGTTCTTGATGTGGAGGAACGCCTTGCCGAGCACCGACAGCACGGCACTCGTGCGCCACAGGTCTCCGGCCTTCTCCTCCCACCGCTGCCGCTTCAGCTTGGCGGCCCAGATCTGGTCCTGAAGCTCTGGCGGGAGGTCGCTTCGCCGCAGCAGCTTCTCGTCAAACTTCGGCTTGACGAGGTACGTCGCCGCCACGAGGAAGTCGTAGAGCGGGGTGTTGCCGTTCACAGTCCGGTTCGACGGGCAGCCCTGCAGCCGGCGCCGGCAGGCGTCCTTTTCGAGCCGGAACAGCGCGGCGAGCCAACTGACGGGCACACCTTCACGGATCTCCTCAAACGAGAGCGGCCGCACGACCGGGGGCGGCTCGTTGCGCTCCAGACGGCGGCGCTCCGCCTCCTCGCGCGTCGGCCGGCCGCCCTTGTTCCGCTTCGGCGGCTCGGGTCCGCCGAGCAGCGCTTCGATGTCGGGATCCGTCACGCCGCACGACCTGCGCGCCGCAGAACCTCCTCCTGCCAAGCGACCACTTCGCTCTCGACCCACGCCACCCGCGTCTTCGTGAGCGCGAAGGACTTCGGAAAGGTGCCCTCTCGGATGCGAGCATATATCTCGGCCTTACAGAAACCCGTCCGTCGCAGGACTTCTGGCAACCGAATGAACCGAAGCGGCGCTTGTGGCCTTTGCACATACAGAGTGCCGAGATCCGAGTTCTTGTACGCCTCGGCCATCGCCTTTGCCGCAACAACGAGCGACGACTCTTCGATATGAACGTCTTCGGGGAGCTGTCTTGCCATGCCCGAGAGATAAAACACTATTTAGTTGAAAGTCAACGGATAGAGTGATATTTAGGAGGAAATAACGGTGTCCGCGGATGCCGCGATCACCCCTTGCAAGGAGAACACCCGAATGAACGATACCCCCGCCGCGGCTGCCTCGGCCGCACCCAACTTTCTGAACGAGCTTTGGGACGGCGCCAAGGCCGCCGTTTCGAACATGGAGACTTCCTCCGTCACCGAAGCCAAAAGCCTCTTCAGCACCGCCAAGGGCGATGCGTCCGCACTGTTCAAGGCCGGTCTCCCCATCGCCGTCCAGGCCGTCATCGCTGAAGCGCCGAAAGTGGCGAGCGGCGAGGAGAAGTTCGGCAGCGCCACCGCGTCGGTCGCGCAACTGCTCGAAGCCGACTTCGGCCCGGTCGCCATCAAGGACGCCGAGGCGATGGTGCAACTGGCCTACCACTGGATGCCGTCGCTGCTGGCCGACCTGTAGACAAACAGACGCCTGCGACGAGCAAGAGGGGGGCGCGGCGAAAGCTGCGCCCCTTTCGTTTTATGTCGATCTGAGACCGAACCGGCGAGGCGGATCGACTCTCATTGCAGCACGCCTCTCCTCATCAAACCACGCGTTTCCTGAATTAAATATACCATTGAAAATCCGGCAGTTTGCAACAATCCACTGCTGCAAAGCCATTCCTATATTGGAGAAATATGCTCGCGCCTTTATCATCTTGTTTTTGTTTCGGTACGCTTTCCCTCGTTCTAAGATTCTAACTCTGTTCTTTTGATACTTTTGCCGACGTTTTTCTCTTTCTTGCGTCTTCCGGCGTTCTCTCTTTACCGCGTAATATTTCTTTTGGTATTCCCACCTGCGCCTATCCGCTTCTTCGGCAGCCGCTTTTGACAGGGCAACGCGCTTTTCGCGAAGCAATTCGACGGCAAGTACATAGTCCACCCTAACCGGACAAAGAAATTCATAAACAAATCTAGGATCTCGTTTCCAGCGAAGACTCATGGTTTCTGGAAAAAATCGGGGAGTACCATCGCGATTTCTCACCACATCGAGGGGGCCTTTGGCGATGAACGTGTCCGTAGGAAATACGACCGCCATTTTCGGGAGTTTTCCGCAGAAATTGCGCTGCTGAAGAAATCATCTTTTTGATGAAATGTCAACAAGGTAGTCCGCCCACCACTCCAGCATCTTCCGCCGCTGCGGCAACCAGCGGGCCGCGTTGTAAGCCGACCGGACAGCGTTCTTCGGGGCGTGCGCCAACTGCATCTCGATCCAGTCCGGCGAGAAATCCCGCTCGTTCAAGATCGTTGATCCCGTCCCGCGCAACCCGTGAATCGTCAGCCGCGAGCGGTAGCCCATGCGATAGAGCGCAAAGAGCATCGTGTTCTCGGACATGACGCCCGTCTTGGTCGGCGCCGGCAGAATCCAAGGCCGTCCGCGGGCCAGCACCCGAAGCCGTCGCAGAACCTCCGCCGTGCGGGGCGCGAGAGGCACGAGGTGGTCTCGGTGCATCTTCATCCGCTCGGCCGGGATACGCCACACCGGCTCGTCCCCGTCCAGGTTCTCGATCTCGGCCCACGAGCCGAACCGAACCTCGTTTGTCCGGAGCAGGGTGAGCAGCACGAGCCATATCCCGAGCTGCGTCTGCTCGTCGCCGTCGTAGGCGTCGAGTCGCTTCAGGAAGTCCGGCAGGTCTTTCTCGTCCACCCTGGCGCGATGCTTCACCCGCGGGGCGGCCTTCAAAGCGTCCCGAATGTCCGCGGCCGGGTCTCGGGTCGCCCGGCCTGTCGCGATGGCGTAGCGAAAGATGGCTCCAACGTACTGCCGCGTGCGCTTCGTCACGTCGATCGCACCACGCGCCTCCACCTTGCGAAGTGCCGCCAGTATGTCGGGCGGTTCGATGGCTCCGATCACGCGATGTCCGAAGGCCGGGAATATGTCCCGTTCCAGCTTCCGCAGCACACGCCCCGCGTGCCCCTCGTCCCACGCCGGCCTCGCGTTCTCGAACCACTCCCGCGCGACGCTCTCGAACGTCACCCCGGCCACGGCGACGGCCGTCTTCTCCCGCTGGCGCTCGGTGGCGGGATCAACGCCGTTCGCGAGCAATCGTCGCGCGGAGGCCCGGCGCTCGCGCGCTTGGGCCAGACTTACGGCCGGGTACACGCCGAGCGCGATCGTCTTGTGCTTGCCGCCAAACCGATAGTCGAGGCGCCAGTAGCGACCGTCTCCCTTCTTCGTGACGAGGAGATACAGCCCCTCACCATCGGAGAGCTTGTACTGCTTGCGCTCACCCGGCGGTGTTGTCGCTTTGCGGCAGGCTATGTCCGTCAGAGGCATGGCGGTATCTGAGCCCTTCGGCGGCCGCAAAACGCGACTTATGCCCTGAAATATACCGCCAGATTAGTCGGGTTGCTATACCCGCAGCCGACCGCTGGTATACCGCTGATCTAGGCCGCCCTTGGGTTTCAAAGACTGGGTGGACTAAATATGCCCCGTGTCTGGTGCCCAGAAGAGGACTCGAACCTCCACGCCTCGCGGCGCTAGTACCTGAAACTAGTGCGTCTACCAATTCCGCCATCTGGGCAG